CAAGTCACGCTGCATTTCCGCAACTATCGCCTGAATGATGTTCTCTTTCATAATTCTGATATTTTTGTCCTTATATATAATATAAGAGGCTGCAAAATCAGAAAACACATTAGTACCTATTACAATATTTGAGCATATTGTATCAATATATCTTTTTATAGGACAATTCTCTATTGTATCAGTAGTTGTTATAATAAATCTGTTTTTCATGGCTTAATCTTTTGACTCGGTTACTTTTAACTTGGTTCCACATTTAGGGCAAACTATTGTATTATCTTCTTTATCCTGTAACAACTCTGATACAGTCACCCCAATAATGGATGCAATTTCTTTCAGTTTGTCTAATGACGGATTCCCGTTAATGATTTGAGATAAAGATGATTGTGTTATGCCTTTTTCACCGTTCTTGTTAGTCATTAATGTGGCTACTTGGCTGACAGTAAAGCCTCTTTTTTGAATTTGTTCTTTAATATTCATAGTGCATAAGTTTTATATTATAGCGCAAAGATATTCTATTTCTCCAATTTAAGCAAATAATATTAGATATATCTATATTGTACTCTTATTATATTAGTATTAACTTATCTTTGTGGTTGTGTTAATTATTAGTTAAACCTTAAAAAAGATATTGCAGTATTAGATAAAACTAATATCTTTGTCACATCAAACAAAAACAAACAAAGATATGAAAACGAAAATCGACAAATCGCAACTTTTCAAAATGGCTTGGTCAATGTATAAACGCTCTATCTCGGTTCTCGGGCGAGAGTTCTGCCAGTCGTTCAGTGCTTGTTTGAGGAATGCATGGTTTAAGATGAAATCGGAAGCCCGCAAAGCGGAAAAAGAGGCTCGCCGGTTGATGAAGAAGTCGGAACCCACACAAAAGCCCGAACCGGTTGTATTTGACGCAGCAATGGAAAGAGGGATAACGGAGTATTACAGAAGCCAAAGCGGGCGTTATTGCGGAGATTAAAATAAACAAAACACGTTGCTGCTCTTCCAAAACAGCACGAGACGGTGGACCGGTCACGGGGGAAACAAAAACCGGTCCACTTTAATAAAGACCAATATTACTAACAATTAAAAGACAAGAGCAATGAAACATTCGGAAGAACAAATAAAAGAAATAATGTTGGCCCTATACGAACAACTTGGCGGACATAAATTTGTAGTTATGACAGGATCAAAATTTACCGGTTACGCGGAGAATGAATCTGGTGACATGGAGCAGGTTATTAAATTGAGCAAAAATAAATCTGGCGCAGATAAATTAATCATCACCTATGAAGAAGGTAAGGATACTTATTCTATGAGATTCATCAAATCCCCGAAATTAAACAAAAAGACTTTTTCTTTTTCCGAGGCCAAAGAGGTCTTCTTTTCGAGTGATATTTATGATGAACAGTTGCAAGAAGTGTTTACACAAGTGACAGGCTTATACACTCATCTTTAAACATATAATCGATGAAAGTAAACGAACCTAACAATAGGATCGAAATAGCATAACGATTTAATACATAAAAGCAATGAACACGTATTACAAGTTTGCGCCAAATGTGTTTTTGGCAAAGTGCGACGAGAAGCACGAAAAAGGAGAAGTTATAGAAGTTACAACCAAGTATGGAAAAGAGAATGAAAGCATAGTATTTAACCTGATATTTGAGCGCGACGGATTCTATTATTACTCCATCGTAAGAGCTGACGGATTCAACGTACAAGAATGGGCTAAACGTAGAGCCGAACGTAGACGTGAATGGTCTGTATCAGCAGATAAAAAAAGTATTGAATATTCCAAAAAGTCAAATAAGGATAGAGATTTTCTTTCACTTGGAGAACCCATTAAAGTAGGGCATCATAGCGAAAGACGACACAGAAAAGCGATAGAGGATGCTTGGTACAACATGGGCAAAAGTGTTGAATTTAGCGACAAAGCAACAAAACATGAAAGAGAAGCCGAATACTGGGACAAGCGAGCTACAACCATCAACCTATCCATGCCGGAAAGTATCGACTTTTATGCGCACAAGCTGGAAGAAGCCAAAGAATACCATGAAGGTATAAAGTCAGGCAAATATCCACGTGAACACTCCTACACTCTTACTTATGCAAAAAAAGCAGTAAATGAAGCTCAAAAGAATTATGATCTTGCAGTAAAATTATGGGGAGAATAAAAATGGAAAAGTTGATTAGAAACGATAACGCACCATTAAAGAACAAGTTTTAGAATATTTATTCAAACATAGAACCCTCCCCAAATATTATCCATTCCAATGAAACTCCATAGTCATAAACAAGATAATATATCCATTCGGGCTTCAAAACACTACGGTCTGGATTTTTTCTCACATTTGCTATATTGGTACGAGTTATATTGTGCTTCCTCGTGAATGTTTTAAGCCCACGAATGCGTCTCTGTGCTTTGAGCATATCAACCGCTTCAAAGAAACGTTTGGTTATAGCGATTCCTTCCTTAGAAATTTTCATGGCTCAAGTTTTAGTAACTGTTCTATTTCTTGTTTTATATCTTCTGGAGTTTTAATATAAGTAGCTATTTTATTGAATAGCTCATCGTTGTCTTTACTACTCTGTTTAAGAAACACCATTGATTCCCCTCCGTTATCCATGACAAATAGAGTATCTTTATTTATCTTGTATTTTATTGTATCAGCCCAATATTCTGAGTGTATGCTTATTTGGTTCTCATTTATATGTTCCCAATTTATTAAATCAACCGTACCAATACTTGATGTAGAATCTTCCGGGGAAACTGACCACATGATTCCAGAACCTCCTTTTTTAAAAATAGCGTGGTTAATTGTCAAAATTTCTCCATTATATAGATGAATCGAATTCTTATCTTGCTCCCAATGTCCCACCAGTTGTTCATTTGCACAACTAAATAATGTCAATAATTGTAGTGCTATAATTACGTAGAAAAGGATTTTCATAAGTCACAATTTAGAATGCTTGTTTCTGCGTTTATTGCTTTTTCTAATTATTATGTCTTTCTGCTTATTTATACGTTCAGAAATCTGTTGAATTTAGTCTTTGGAATTCATGGCTATTTTAGTTTTAAGCATACATATCTTCCACTTTGTTTTTCAATACAATTAGTATTTTTCTTTTCAGCACTTTGTTTTCAGAATCTACAATGGAGGAAATACAATCGTCTAACAGTTTGAACATCTTGACTGTTGCGTTGTCTTTCGCTTTTTCAGTCTTCAATGTGCCGAATTTTGCTTCATAAATATCGAACGCATCACAAGCTATCCTTATGATGTTCTCATTCTTATTGTCGTCTACTTTTTGCTTCGCAACACATGCGGATTCATGATTCAGCTTTATATCGTTTTCCATCATCCACTTCATATGTTCGCATACAGTCTCGTATCTACTGTTTAGCGTATCCAGATTCTTTGTCTTGTCAATGATTGATAGGCTTTCGTTTATGATCTTCAATCGGCTTCTTCCCTCTATCTCAACCGTTGCATAACGTACCGAAGATTCGTATACCAAGCGTTTTTCTTGCTCACTCAGTATATGCTTCCTCGGTCTTAATCCTAATAGTTTGCCAAATAACCCCATTACACCATCTATTTCTTCTTGTCTTTTCTCTTAATGGTATGTTTCAGTTTCAGCACGGCGAAGTTTAGTTCTATTTCGGTCTCCGTCTCGTTCGTCTGCATATCCTCCCCGAACAGGTCTGCCATGATCTCCCCGCTTTTCTGCATGAGCGATTTTTGGGTGAACTGGTCGGGATTCGCCGATAGCTCTCCTATGGTTCTCGACAACTCCCTCAATTTGGCGAATGCCTCTATAATGGCAATCGTGGTCTCTGTCGCTTGGGGGCTTTTTAGGATAGTCGCCAGCATATAAAGTCCTTTCTCTGTGAATGCTTTCGGTATTGCCCGGCTTTTAGGGCTGTTTGCAATCAAATTTTTTGACCGCAACTCTTTAAGTTCCTGTTTACCAAGTTCAAACACATACCCTTCTGGGAATTTGCTTGGGTTGTTTTTTACAGCTTGGTTTATCTCTCTCGTCTCCACTCCGTAGAGCTCTGCCACAGCGAAGTCAAAAATGACATCTTGTTCCTGCAGGTGGACAATTTTGTCTTTAACCGATTGATATGTTAGTAATTTCATGATTCTTGTAAATTTTAATAGCTGTTTCACTTCAAAGACATGCTTTGCAGGACTCTATATAATCCGAAAACATCTTGTAGCGACACCTCAAAAGGCGGATATTCCGGTGACATTGAGAGTCTTCTGAACTGTTATGGAGAACTCCGCCACTCCTATCTTTTGTGCTCATTGTGTTTATCATTGTTCAAATAATAAGATATATATTTTGATGGCTCTCACTAAGTATTTTCTTAATTAATTCTTTCATTACTTTACTATTATAATAGTTTTTCTTATATTAAGAAATTATTTAGTATATTGCGATTGTTAACCATCTAATCTTGTTTATCTAATGAACTCCTCAAAATACATATTAAATCATCTTTGGATTTTATTGTTGTTTCAAGAGACTTTATCGTAGCCTCATGTCCACTAACGATTCTTTCGAGGTATTGTATCCTTTGATTAAGCATGTCTATTTCGTTCAGGTTATTTTGGACGCCTGAACTAGTATTCTCTATTGTGACTGTTCCGTCAGGGTCAATAATTTTTTGAGTACCTTTTTCCGGCAATGATATAGAGATGTTATTATTAAAATCTCCTCGATAGATATTGCCCTTATTATTGTTCCCGATAATTCCTGAATTATTGCTTAGCATTTCTCCTTCTCCATACAACAACCATTCTAATTTGTATTTTGGGAAAGCACTAACTATTTTTTCACATGTTGAACGTGATGGCGATCGATGTTCATTGATAATTCTTGTGATTGTAACATTATTGTTCAATCCAATTGCTGCACTAAAAGAGTTTTTATTTAATCCCTCTTTTTCAATAATTAATTTTATTCTTTCCCAGCCTTCCATAATACTGTCAGTTAATTAATGTTATTATACTAACTTTTAAAAGAAAATAGTTTGTGTTTTTGCTAACTGTTAGTATCTTTGCCTCTATAATCATTGAAACAAACCTATTTCAAGATTGAAACAAAAACTATAATGCGCAAATATAAACGATTAAATGTAAAAAAGCAATGAGAAAAGTAAAATACATCAGTATACCATCAAAGATTATTAAGGAGATAGCCGCCGAGGTAGGTTGTACAGACCGCACTGTCTACGGGGCGATAAACTTCCGCACGGACGGAGAACAGCCAGAACGCATAAGGGAGCTTGCTCTCAAAAAGGGCGGAATCGTCTCACACAAGATGGTAGGATAAACAAAACGATTGAAACATTAGAGAAATATTAAGCAAACGATAAAATCAAAACAATATTATGATGACGTCCACAGAACCCCAAGTATCGCTTTCCGGCCGATACTCGACCAACGAGACTTGCAAGATACTCGGCATCGACAGGAGCACACTGTTCCGTTACACGAAGAATGGAATCATCAAATTCGGTTACAGGAGGTGTAACGGTCGAAAATTCTACCCGGGAAGTGAGATAATTCGGATTTGGAAATCCATGATGTAAAAGCCGGGGAGTAGCTCAACGGTAGAGCAACCGAATAAAAGAACCAATATGTTGGGTATCGGTTCTTCGGAGCGAGCAAGGGTTCGATTCCCGCCTCCCCACAAAAAAGCTCATTGACATGTTGGCGTACGTGAAGAACACCGAGAGTCGCAATAGCGGGAACGCCGAGACTTGCGACGGGTCGGGGTGAAGTAACGAAGTCGTGACGTGTAAGTAATATCCGGCAATTCGGCAACCGGGCACGCTTCACCAAGTTCAATGAATAGAAACGAACGAAAAAATGGAGAGAGAAAGGGATTGCCTTTCTAGGCAAGAATAGTTCAGACAGCTTTCCATTACCCTATATTTCCCCTGCCCGTCGGATTCGGGTTGGAAAACAGTCATCTGTTGCAGGGGAACGAAATTAAATAAACCTGTGAACATGAACACAACCTGTATTATCCCACGGTCGGCAATCGAGGAACGATACGACCGGGCACGAGAAGATTTCAACTACCAATACGACAACTCCCCTTACAAATTGAAATGTAAGGAATTTTATCTAGGAGGCGGGGTAGAAAACTACGAGGTCGCTAGCCAGATACTATCGATGAACGAGGAAGAAATAGCCAAATCCTACCTCGAAGATTGTGACCCGAAAGACTGGGCAAGCGTGCGGGAATTCCGGAACGACCTCATGTGCGATGCCACGGACATATACAAGAAGGCTATCGATATAGTAAAAGCCGATATTCAGAAACTAACCATACGGGAAAAGGTAGAAAATTTTCTTGACGACCATATAAAAGAAAATATAAACGACCGCTATTTCGACGAAGATATAGACCATGAAATAGGTTTGAACGGCAAAAACGTCAATGTACGCATTCATTACTACGCTTGCGATTACAGGGCGCGGGACAACGGCGACTATTTAACGCCATCTTCTGGTAGTGGCTACATCGATACGGAATACACGGTAACCGTATTCGACGAATACGGGAATGAAGAATTTGAGTTTAACGGTAATTTCCAAATATAACAGTCATGATATTCTACAAGTTATTTACCCTGCTCGCCATACTGCTGATGCTTTCCTCGATATTCGGGGTAGTCGCTTCACTCATCAACGCCAACCTTTGGCAACTGGTAATAAGCATATCCCTGTTCGCACTGTCGTCGATGGCTCTTGCAGGGCAACAACAAACCGATAAGAAATAAATTATAGTTCCATATAAATCAAGCATATTCACCGCCCGTCCGGGAGGATATGCGGTGTATAAAAAGAAACATAACCCTTTAAACAAAAAAAATATGTCAGAGTACGAAGTATTACAGGTTCAAGCACAGCCACAAGTCATGCAAATAGACGCCCTCGAACGGGCAAATGTAGATTCGCAAGTAGCCACGGCCAAGCAATATCCGAGAGACATTAGGCGAAGTATAGATAACTCCATCGTCATGGCGACAATGGACAAGGAGACGGCTCAATCCTGCGGTTATGCCCTTCCACGGGGAAATAAACCCATTACCGGCCCTTCTGTCCATCTTGCCAAGATAATCGTATCGAATTGGGGAAACATGCGTACAGAGGCCAAAGTCGTACAAATTACCGATCGTCAAATTATAAGCCGGGGTACGGCGTGGGATTTGGAAACGAATGTGGCAAGCGCATTCGAGGTTCGACGGTCCATAATCGACAAGTATGGCAAACGGTATTCCGACGACATGATAACCGTAACCGGCAATGCGGCCAACGCAATAGCCTACCGCAATGCTGTTTTTTCGGTCATACCCAAGAGCATAACGGATAAAGTCTATCGGTCAGCGCAGAATTTTATAACAGGCGACCTGTCAAACGAAGACAAACTCAAAAAAGCAAAAGCAGAATGGATTGAATTCTTCAAGAACGAGTACAACATCACCGAGGAGGAGATTATAAAACTGTGCGGCAAGCAGACTATCACCCAGATACGAAGCAATGAAATTGCCCTTCTTTCCGGTATTCATCAATCCCTCAAAGATGGAGATACGACGGTAGATGAGATTATGAAGCCATACCGAGGCACGAAAAGCAGTAAATTCAAAGATATAGCCGGAGAAGCAGCCGGTGTCAAAGAGGGAATCAATCAGGAAGGAACTAAACAGACACTGTTCGACGATGGAAGCGCAAAGGACTCTTGAATGGTACAGGAAACGCCTCGGCTGTTTCACGGGCAGCCGCATAGGCGACCTAATGAAAGCGAACCGAAGCGGAAACGGGTTCGGGGAATGCGCCATGAACTATATTTACCAAGTAGCGGGAGAGCGCATGCTCAACCCAGCTATGATAAACGACGATGGTTTTTTCTCCGACTATATCACCCAGACAGACATATCGACCAAGCAAATGCGATGGGGAACGGAGAACGAGCCCGATGCCCGGCGCATATACGAACTTAAAACAGGTCGCCGTGTCGTCGAGGTAGGACTGTGCAAACACCCCACCATCGCCCATTTCGCAGCCAGCCCCGACGGATATTATTACGATGAGAATAAGCGGGAGAAAGGGGTAATCGAGATAAAAAGCGTGGGAACAGCCACATATGCCAAATACTTCCACAAGATAAAGGATAACGATACCCTCCTGTCCACGGAGCCTAAGTACTATTACCAAATCATGTCCGAACTCATGTGCGTTGAAGCCTATTGGTGCGATTTCATCGTATATAACCCGTTCGAGAAACCCTCCATGTTTATCAGACGGATATATCCAGATGACAACACCTTCAAGAAGATAGCCGAAAGGATATGCGAAGCCGATGAATTAATCAATGAAATAATCAATTCATGAAAGACTATGAAATACAGTCAATCGTCAGCCTGCTGGAAAGAGCTGCAAAAGCGTTGGAAAAGTCCGACGACTACCGGCATAAAGAGCTGGCAAGATTGATGAGAAATAAAGTCAGACAATTAAATAAGAAATACAATGGACAAAAATGAGATCTTAAATAGCGACTGTGATGTCCGCGTTAGCGTGGCAAGAAACCCCAACACTCCCGTCGATGTGCTCATGGAGTTGGCAAAGGATAGCGACATTGTTGTACGCCGTAGAGTGGCATGTAATTCCAACACCCCCGTCGATGTGCTCATTGAACTGGAAAAGGACAGCGACTGGGTTGTCCGCCGTTATGCAGCATGTAATCCCAATATGCCCGTCGATGTGCTCGCAGAATTAGCGAAGGATAGCCACTGGGTTGTCCGTCGTTATGCGGCATGTAATCTCAACACACCCTTAGAAGTATTGATTGAATTGGCAAAGGATAGTCACTGGGCTGTCCGCGTTAGCGTGGCATGTAATCCCAACACGCCCGTCGAGGTACTCACTAAGCTGACAAAGGATAGTGACTTTGATGTCCGCCGTTATGCGGCAGGGAATCCCAAGTTAAAAGAAGTTTTAACCGATAAGAATAAAAGCGATGAAGACTAGACATAATTTCAACAGAGGCCTAAGAATGGACTTGGCATGCGAAAATAATTCATTCAGACCTGTATTTTCATATATCCATTTTAAAGATGGTTGCGCTTATGCATGCGATACATATATCTTGGTAAAAAAACAATCTATCCGAATGTTCCACATTCACCGATGAAGAAATAGAAAAGCTCGATGGCAAGTTTATAGGCTCAAAAGCCTACAAGTCTATCCTCTCTTACGATATGGTACAAGTTACGGACATGGGGTTTGAATGTATGTTGTATGACAATCAAAAAGTTATATACCCATTCTCCGAAGTCTATAAATACCCTGAAATGGAGAATGTAATTTCAGAACATCTAAAAGAGAGCACAGAGGGAATCACAAAGTTACGGATAGATCCTTCGCTCCTCTCCAAGATTGAAAAAGCTCTATTCAATTTTGATTACGCATATATGCAGCTTTCGGAAGGCAATAAATCTTTGCTCGTTAAAAGCGACGACAGCGATAGTATCGGAATCATTATGCTAAAATTAATATAGATTAAATACGAATCATTATGTTTTACGAAATCAAACTGAAAGTAGAAAAAGAGAACAGCAAAGGAGAGATGAAAGAAGTCATCGAACACTTCATCACCGATGTAGGATTATTTGCCGAGGCCGAAGCCAAAGGACTGGAACAGTACAACGGAAATTGCGATGTATTCTCTATCACCCGCTCGAATGTCGTCGAGATAGTCAACGAGAAGGAAGAAGGCAAGCCCTTCTACAAAGCCACGTTGATAGACATATTCATCGATGACAACGGCAATGAAAAGGAAACGAAGTACTACAACCTCGTTTGCGCCAAAGACATCACCGAAGCCAACCGCCTCATGCAAGAACACATGAGACAAGGTCTTAACGACATGCGGCTCGATGCGATTCAAAAGACAAAAATCATAGACCTGATATAGGAGAATAATGTGAGACATTCCCCGCAAGCCGATCCGGGTACGTGGTCGAGCACCATACGGAGAAAGGAACTGCGGGGAGAAATTAGCCATAAGTGTTTTAGGTGGTATCGGCAGTGGTTCAAACGGGAGAGCGGTATAAGTCGAGTATAAGGAGCGAATATACAGTTGCGGGTTCGAGTCCCGCCTGCCGAACAAAAAGAGAAAGATACAATATAATGGAAGAACAGGCCACATACAATAGAAAAATAAAATATGATGTAGTGATAGGGATAGACCCCGACGTGGAGCGTAGCGGACTTGCCATATTGGGATTGTACGACATGAAGCTGACGGTTAACAGCCACCCGTTCCCGGAGTTGTTGAAAATCGTCCGTTCGGTGGCATTCGAAGGTGCGGAACTCGGCCATGCCACCGTGGTATATGTCGAGGCAGGTTGGAAAAACAAATCCAACTGGCATTTGTCACCGAAAGACACACGGGCGAGCGCAGCCAAGAAAGGCGAGCATGTAGGTCGTAACCAAGAGACCGGTCGCAAGATAGTCGAAATGCTGAGGCATTACGGAATACAAGTCATGGAGCAATCCCCATTGCGCAAGTGCTGGCAAGGGAAAGACGGCAAGATCACCCATGAAGAATTGAAGCGGTTGTGCCAGATGAGCGGGATAGAGTTTAACAGCCCCCGCAGCAACCAAGAAGAAAGGGACTCTGCCCTGCTCGCCATCACCTGCTCCGGATTGCCCATTAAATACAAAGTCGTTGAATCTAAAATAAACAAATGATATGACAGCAGAAGAATTTATAAAATCGGTAAGCGTAGAAGATTGCGCAGGCGGGCATATATACCGTAGAGTTTCAGAAGATGATGCCTTAAAAGCTATTGAGATGACAAGACTCGAAAAAGCTCAGACATTTGTCGGTATGCAGGGCTGGATATGCCCTAAATGCGGTAGAGTTTATTCGCCAATGACATCTATGTGCACATATTGCCACAACGAAAACATCATAAATTCACCTTCTTGTGGTATGTAAATTTTAGTATTATGAGCGAACAAGTATTATCAATAGAGCAGATGAAGCACTTGCAAGAACTTGGATTAAATACAAACTATGCAAGTGCATGTTGGGTTAAAGTTACCAAAATTGACGGGAAAGAGGTGGAAAATTGTTGGAGTTTAGCTTTTGGTATTGTCCCAAACAAATTTGACAATATGGAGGCAGAAACCGCACCCACATTCACTTTGCAGGATATTTTGGATTTGTTGCCCAGACAAATGATTGATGAGTATGCAAGCCCTTTAATGATAAAATGCACATTCGATTTACTTGTACAGGTTTGTTATAAAGACATTTATGTCACTGCCGAACATGAAGATATTATCGATTCCGCCTACGAGATGTTATGCTGGTGCATAGAAAACGAAAATCTACACGGATTTCGTATTTGCAATTTATCCAATCAAAAATCAATAAATAAAAATACGCTATGAAAACGAACCAACTGATGAAAAGGCGAATGGGTAACATAGATGTGACCCAACGTACCAAAGACGGATTTTTCTGTGCATCCGAATTGTTGAAACAGTGGAACGAAGGCAACAACCACAAGAAAAATGTTAACCACTATCTCGAAAACAGTAAGACAAAAGAGTTTATAAAAGCTCTTATAAATGACGACGATCAAATTCGGAATTCCGAAAAACCTATAAATCAAATACTTATAATAAATAAATCGAGAACCAACAAAGACGGGAGCAAAGAGGCAGGAGCTGTTTGGATGTCGCCCTTACTGTTCATCGATTTTGCAATGTGGATTAACCCGTCGTTTAAAGTTAAGGTGTTGAAATTCGTCTATGACGAAATGATAAAGTACCGCAACGAAGCCGGCGATGCCTACAACAAACTAGGCTCGGCTGTTTCAAAGATCGTTCGGAAAGACTTCATGCCCCAAGCCATGCAGAAAGTAGGCGAAGCGTTGAACTGGATTGTGTTCAACGAGCATGAAAGGAATATCCGCAACCAATACGGCGAAGAAAAGAAACAGCGGGAATTGTACGAGCTGGAAAGAAAAGTCGCCGACCTTATCAACGAGGGCTTTATCAAGAGCTACGACCAAATGATAACCTATCTGAAAAACGTTTACCGGCACAAGTACCTGCCGGCTGTATTCTCATAACCCAGAATTGTTAAAACAAGAATAGCCATGATTATAGCCAAGCAAGTTATATCCTCCATTATCGAGGAAAAGAAAAAGAATAACAAGGAGCCCTCCATAGCGAGCTTTACCGAAATACAGTCGGTGGTTATACGGTCACTCAAATCTGAGATAAACGAGCTATGCAAAACCGGTGAGATTGACAAGCACAAGACCCTGAACGGGTGGGCATTCACTATCAATATTGAGAATAAATGAAAGACAGCTTTTTGATTTATAAATCATTTTATAAACCCATATCGAGATTATCTGACAAACAACTGGGCAGGCTGTTTCGAGCAATATTCAAATATCAACTTGGCGAGGAGGTTACGGTAGAGGAGGACATTGAAATGGCATTTGAGTTTTTCAAGAATCAATTCGAGATAGATGAACTCAAATATCAGGGCATTGTCGAGAGAAACCGGAACAACGGGCGTAAAGGAGGTAATGACAAAAACTCTGAAACGGTTAAATCAAAGTCCAGTGGGAGCCAAACGAGCCACTCGACCCCAAATAACCCAGTGGGGGCCAAACGAGCCAGTGGGGGCTTAAATTATAATGATAATGAAAATGATAATGATAATGATTTAAAAGAAACTTCTCTATCGAGAAGCAAAGAAAAAGAAGATGATTTTGGCAAAGACGTTGACAAGCCACTGACAGAACTGCGTGAAGAACTACTCTCAAATCAAACGTGGATAGAAACGCTATCGATGAACAACCACATCGACGAGAACGAATCGAGGTTATATATCGAGGCATATATCCGTAAACTTCAAAACGAGGGTATTGCAAGAAAAAGCGTCAGCGATGCACAACAACACTTTGCCCGCTGGTTAATAATCGAACTAAAACGAGCACGAGATGAGCAATCCGGAATTCATCAAAAACCTAATTCCAAGACCAAACAGGAGCGATATGCAGAGTTTGCAGAAGCCATCGCCGCCAAGCTGGCAGCAGGAGATACTAGCAGCCTACAAGACGGGGGAGAATCTGCTTTGCCTTTTTAGCCCTGACAAGCAGACGGAATACTGCAAAAACGAGGAGCGTTGTTTCACCGGACATGCACCGAGTATTGCAAGAGTTGCCCGGACATTTGGAGATAGCGTAGCTGAATCATGGCTATCTATACAGCTCTTTGAACTCGCTGAATTTTCAAAAGTTCGCAATGGCATGGAACCAGCAGATTTTATCGAACTGGCACGGACAATTATCTTAGGCTATGGCGGTTTTAAGCTCACCGAGCTCATGGTATTCTTCCAGCGATTCAAACAAGACAAATACGATCAATTTTTCGGCACTTTTACTCCGGGTACAGTGACAAGGTCATTGAAAAAATTTAATTCCGACAGAGAGAATCTATTGCGGTTCTATGAAGACAAAAAAAGGAAGGAGAAAAGGAAACGGGAATGGGAGCTACGTGAAAAGGAGAAAGCGACACCCGATCAGATTCAAGAAATTATCGACAAATACAGAAAAAAGGAAAGTTAAGTATGAAAGACATAGAGCTTTACAACGACTCATTCCAGAATTATAAAGTCTATGGGCTGCCAAAGGCGCAGCTGATTATAGCAGATGTGCCGTATAATTTGGCGAATAACGCCTACGCCAGCAACCCCGCATGGTATATCGACGGAGACAACAAGAACGGCGAGAGCGCATTGGCAGGCAAACAATTCTTCTCGTCCGACAGCGAGTTCCGTCCGGCCGAGTTCATGCACTTCTGTTCCAAAATGCTCGTGAAAGAGCCGAAAGAAGCCGGCAAATCCCCCTGCATGATACTGTTCTGCGAATACGAACAACAGTTCAAATTCATAGAGTTAGGACGCAAATACGGGTTAAATCACTACATACCGCTGGTTTTCCGCAAGGACTTCTCTGCGCAAGTGTTGAAAGCAAACATGAAGGTCGTCGGCAACTGCGAATACGGTCTTATCCTTTATCGGGACAAGTTGCCCAAATTCAACAACAACGGGAGAATGATTTTCAACTGCTTCGATTGGGTGAGGGACAACACCACGCCCAAATGCCACCCTTGCCAGAAACCTGTCCCGCTTCTCAAACGGTTGATAGAGATATTCACGGACAAGGGCGATGTTGTCATCGACCCGTGCGCAGGAAGCGGCACAACCCTGTATGCGGCGGCCTCATTGGGAAGAAAGGCATATGGCTTCGAGGTCAACAAACAGTTCTATAACGACGCAAATGAAAAGGTCTTGAAAAGAATACAAGTCAGTTTATTTCAATAAATTATAAAATCATACAGATATGGGAGAAATAGAACTTATGAAAGGAGGAGAGCAATGATTGAACGATTAAAATGCTGTATCAACATTCTGTTTGCAAAGCAATATATCGTTTTTACGGCAGAAAAATACAAGATAGGTAAGTTCGGATCAGGATATATCCGTACAACTAATAAAGCATTCTTACAAGCGGCTATTGAGGTTATAGAGGAAATAGACAGTCATCTAGTTGAAGTTAATGAGAAAAATTGATAGGTAATGAAAATAGAAGATATTGAAAAGAAGTCATTAGAATATGCCAAAACAGCAACCCCATCTTGTGTCTTTGGAGATTTTGATAAGTACGCAATAGCTGATGCTTTCGAGCATGGTGCAAACTGGCGGATAAATTCAGTGTGGCATGAGGTAAGTGAAGAACCCGAAAGGAATAGAATATATCTTGCTCAACTTGGAGACAGTGCCTTTGATACCTTTTATGACTCTGGAAATTGGGTAAAATTTTCACGTGGAGTTAACATGCAACGTTGGGCATATGTAGAAGACTTGTTACCAAATAAACAGGAGGAATAGCAATGAGAAAAACGATATTAGATGCCTGTTGTGGGGGAAAGATGTTCTACTTCGACAAACATGACGAAAGAGTTCTTTTTCAAGACATTCGAAAGGTATCTACTCATTTATGCGATGGTAGATTATTTGAAGTAAATCCCGACATACAAGCCGACTTTACAAATATGCCCTATGAGGATAAATCTTTTTCGATGGTAGTTTTCGATCCGCCTCACTTATTAAGGAATGCTGGAAAGTCAAAGATGGCAGATATGTACGGAAGTTTGAACGAAAAAGCAATGCCAACAGGCTACCAACAAATTAAATACGGGGCTCTGTATTCAGATTGGCGTGACATGCTGGCAAAGGGATTTAAAGAATGTTTTAGAGTCCTGAAACCCGGAGGATTTTTAATTTTCAAATGGAACGAAACAGATATCAAGGTTTCTGAAATTTTGAAGCTCACACCTGAAAAACCAATATTCGGGCATATATCCGGTAAACGATCTAATACACACTGGATTTGTTTCATGAAAGAAATTATAAAGGAGGAATAAGATATGAAGATTAAATTATTGAAAAGATTAAGGAATGATATTCTAAAAAATTTTGAATATCATGATCGTGGATGGAGTGGTTATTATAGAGTTATCTATAAAGGAACGAGATATGAGTCAGAAATAGTAAGCGGTTTAAATTATTTTCTTACAGGTGGACGCTGGTTTATTAGAAAAGTTATTATCGAAGAAATAAAAAAAATGAGAGAAAAGTCTGATATTAAATTTATGTATATAAAAAAAGATAGTTAGATGATTAAAATAGATAATCCATGAAAGAAAAGGGAAAAAAATTGGTAATAAACAGAAATAATAATGGAAAAGCAAGGAGGAATTTATGATACGGAAAGTAGAAATGTACCAAGCCGTGTGCGACAATTGTGGTAAGGATTGTAGCAATGAAGATTATTATGCATGGCCAGAAGAAAGTCTAGCGATAGAAGATGCTCTTTATATGGACTGGGAAATTATTGATGACAAGCTATACTGCCCAGACTGCTATGAATACGATGAAGAGACAGACGAATACAAACCGATAAAGAAGGAGGAATAGAGATGAAAAATAATAAAGGTTTATATAAATTAAATAAAGAAGCTAAAACAGGGGAAATAATAGAATGTCCAGTTTGTCATAGAAAATTTGTAAAGCGTCAATATTCACAAGCTTTTTGTTGTACAAATTGTAAAGATAAATTTTGGAATAGACACAATCCGGATAGACATAAATATGATATTCACTATAATGATATTGATTCATCTATGGATCATGATTGGGACGAAGCTTTTGGTGTAGCAGAATACAATGATTGAATGGATATAAATCGTACAGTTAATAGCGATTATGTATTTATAATTTGGATTTAATTAATGGAGATTGAAATATGAAGAAAATAATGTTCAATGATAAATGCGGACTCACCCAAGCCGTACTTGAAGGAAGAAAAACTCAGACGAGAAGGATAATTCCATCAGACTTTTTTTCTCTTAATTGGGATATTCGAGAGGACACACTTGTGTACGAAAATGAATGGGGAGATTTTTTAGATGTTAGAAATACAAAATATTCCAAATACAAGGTCGGTGAAATCGTAGCTGTCGCTCAAAGCTATAATTCATTTTACAATGATGAGTGCAATCCTAATTTATTCCCAAACGGTGCAGGCTGGACGAATAAAAGGTATGTGAAGCCGGAGCTAATGCCTCACAGAATAAGGATAACAGCTGTAAGCGTGGAGAGGTTGCGGGATATATCTGATATTGATTGTATGTCAGAGGGGATTAATTACTATGAGCAAGAGGGTTTTTCTTGGTGTTCAACGGGAAAATTATTTGATACACCCCGTGAAGCCTACGCCTCTCTTATTGACAAGATAAGCGGTAAAGGCACATGGGAAAGTAATCCGTGGTGCTTTGTTTATGATTTCGAACTGGTAAAGAAATGGGAATAGATAAAATAGAGGCATTTGATTACATGCTCCAACTTTTTGAGGAGTGGCGGGATTCTCATGAAGAATTAAAAAACGAGCCGTTTCCTAAACTTAAAGCCATGAAACTGCTGTTTTTGGCTGCTGCTCCTAAGGAACAAGGAGGGAGTGATCTTCTGGATATATTCGATAATTTCTATGCTATGCCATATGGACCGGTAGAAATTGATGTGTATAATGCGATTCAGGAAGACAAACTTCCTTCATATACAGTTAATTATAAATATATTGAACGAAAGGTTGATGAACTATACAAGCCAAGAAATACAGCCGTATGGACCGGTAGAGGATATGGAGATCTTTATAATCGAATACGGGACGCTGTAAATGACTTGAAAAAGAAAAATGAAAAATTGGTATTGCTAAATGCTTTTGAACTGGTAGAGATTACTCATAGATGGAGTAGTTGGAATCGGGCGATGGATTTTGCTGAATTTATGGGGCAAATGAGTGCCAAGATGTCTATTGATTCTATTAGGGATTCAAGCAAGATATTCGATTTAAAATGAAATATGATTACGGACGAACAAGGTCTTTTCCTCTTTTTACGTGATGTAAATATAGTTCGCAGGGCATACATCAAAGATTTAATACCAAACATAATGAGATAATCAATATTATAACTAAAAAGGAGAATAAAAATGACACTGAATGAATATCAGAAAAAGGCACTTGAAACAGCTCAATACCGGAGAGAATATAACATAATTTACCCGACACTCGGACTGACTGGAGAAGCCGGCGAAGTATCGGATAAAGTAAAAAAGGTACTACGAGACCACAACGGAGATTTCTCAGAAAGCATAAAATGCGAATTGGCAAAGGAACTCGGCGATGTGCTTTGGTATATCGCTACCCTCTCACATGACTTAGGATATACGCTTGAAAAAATCGGAGAAATGAACTATACCAAATTAGCTTCCCGGAAACAAAGGGGTGTGATTGGCGGAAATGGAGATAACAGATAATATTATAAAGCAATCATTGAAAATGAATAAAAAGAAAATCTACATCTCCCTACCCATCACCGGCAGGGACTTCGATGAAGTGGAAAGTGAAATACTATACGTTTCGGGAGTCCTCGAAGGGGAAGGTTACCGTGTCGTCACACCGATAGACTTCGATGTAAACCCCGATTTGGACAAACCCTATCATGAACTTCTGGGAAACGATATAAAGGCACTAATGGAATGCGATGCGATATGCCTTTGCCCCGGTTGGGAAAAATCCAAGGGCTGCCAGTTAGAACATTTCGTGGCCCAACTATGGGATAAGGAGATAATAGAATTTGAACGATTAAAATACAGTAAGATATGGAAAGAAAAGTAGGAGAAATATTTGAGTACAACGGAGAATGGTATCAGTGTATTCATACAAAATCTTTTGGATGTGAGAATTGTAATTTAACTGTCCAGAATAATATTCATTGTATTGATGCATTTAAGATAAGAGGAGAATGTTTATCAAGCAATAGAAAAGATGGTAAATCTGTAATCTTCAAGAAACTTGAAAAGGTCGGAGAGCCTTTTGTTTATGAGGGTAAAGTACTTCAAAGATTGAGGTCTATTGATGGATACTCATGTGTGCACTGTTTGTTTAAAGAGCAAGCATGTAATTTTGACTCCTGTGATAAAGACTCATTTTTAGTAGAAACCGAATTAAAATTAGAAAATATGGAAGAAAAGAAATTGAATCTAAAACCCTTTGACTTCGAAGCAGCCAAAGCCGGTAAACCTGTATGTACTCGTGATGGTAGAAAGGCAAGGATTATTTGCTTTGATACTATTAACAAAGGTAATTATCCAATTATAGCATTATTGGAAGATAAAGGATGTGAAGCTATATTCTATTACAACAAAGATGGAAAATGTAATGTTGGAACTGAAAGAGACCTCATGATGCTCCCCGAAAAGAAAGAGGGGTGGATTAATATCTATAAAGATTTCGAGGATACAGTTTGTTGTGCTTATTTAACTAAGGAAGATGCCTTGAAAAATAGAAGTATAGAATATGGCTATATTACAACCATTAAAATCGAGTGGGAGGAGTAACTATGAAGAAATTTTTATTGCTTTTATTAGTATCGCTTATACTAACAAGCTGCTATACAAATGGAGATACATTAATTGCTGTAAAAGAAGCACACCCCGATAGTGAGATATACCAGATAAAGATAAATGAGTTCATACTTGTTGATTCCATAGGAATATGGTATGTGAATGCAAATATGGGTGTAAAAGAACCATATACAGAAAAACAATTAGTTAAACTTTGGAATAATCATGGACATTGAAATATTGAAAGAGGAGTACAGCCGGAAGATGGAGAAGGCTCTGAGAAGGGGTGACTTCGCTCTGTTTGACAACTTACGAAGGCAATACGACCGGCTACTACAAACCCGTGAGCAAGTCACGGCAAAAACAATCACCGACACCATGAGCAAAGAGGACAAAGATAAATGTAATCGCCTCCTGAGAAAAATCCCAGTGTTGGCGGACATTGCAGAATCCTCCGCTGTCGATTTACTTTCGCTACTGAAAAAATATGACGGCACTGTTACCCTCCCTATGCTGGAAGAACTGCGGGCGTTCAACCACATCGCCCGTGACCTGCGATCCATCATAGACCGTGTAGGCGACGAATCTTTTGCCATTTCCTTTGGAGATACATGTGACAGGGTGAACAAAAAAATCGAAAGCATATTTGATGAAAATTAGGAGTAAAATATGAGTTATAAAAAATTATTTGAAACATGATTGAGAGTATATACAAGTCATATCCTTTCTGCGAGAATTGGGAGAAGAAACATTGCAAGAGTGTCATTGAGGAAGCCTATCAGTGGGGTGAACAACTCAAAAAGAAAAATATTAAGCAAAAAATTAATACAAGAATAAACATGATGAGATTTTATAATGGGACAAAGCAGGATATAAACGGAAATTGTAAAGTTCCCAAAAGTTAAACTCCTGATTATGAACAAAATAAGGTTGTAAATATTTGGTTAACTCACTGATAATGAGTATCTTTACAATACTAAAAGAAACCAATATTATTTACTAAAATAGTATAGCAATGAAAACATTTGATTTTTATCAGGACCGCAAAGTAACATGTTGGGAGCGTACTCAGTTTTCTATCGAAGCAGAAAGTTATAAAGAAGCGTTAGAAATAATAAAATCATGGGGAGGTGAAGATGTACTTTGTTTTGAAGATGACAAGCAGATAATGGTTACAGACGGAGAAACTTTATATGAAACATCAGAGACCATTTCTCCTATTGATAACGGAGGTAGACCAACTATAGAAGTATTTGATAGCACAGGAAACAAAATTACTGATAATGTCATGAAAACACGATTATGAAAGGAGAATACGAGAGAACACTAAAACTTTCAAATATAGTAGATTAAACAAATTTAGTTTTAAAAGTGAATGAAATTCATTCACTTTTACTATTTTTGAAAAAAAATCGTATGAAGTAATACGAAACATGACTATGGACGAAATTAAAATTTTTGAGAATGAGCAATTCGGAAAAGTAAGAATTGCGATGAGTGAGGGTAACGATCCATTGTTTTGCTTGGCGGATGTGTGCCGTGTTATAGGCATTACTAACGCAAGAAATGTCAGGTCAAGACTTGAAGAAGATGATGTCCGCCAAATGGACACCATAGATTCGTTAGGTAGGAATCAACAAGTTACATTTATAACAGAAAGCGGTTTATATGATGTGATAATTCGCAGTGAAAGCGAAAAAGCAAAGCCGTTTCGCAAATGGGTGACAAGTGAAGTTCTCCCTTCTATCCGAAAACATGGTGTATACCTGACAAACGAAACGCTAGAAAAGGCTCTTTTATCTCCAGATTATTTAATTAAACTTGCTACCCAAATTAAAGAAGAACGCCAAAAGCGCATTGAAGCAGAAAAAAAAGTAGCTGAAGCCGCACCATCAATTGCATTTACGAATGCTGTTCAATCTTCTAATACTTCTTGCTTGATTGGAGAGCTTGCTAAATTAATTGCTCAGAACGGTTATCCAATCGGAGAAAAGCGGTTATTCGCATGGCTGCGTGAAAACGGATATCTTGGGAAACATGGTGAACGGTACAATATCCCCAATCAGCAATATATTGAACAAGGATTATTTGAGTTGAAAAAAGGAGTACGGTCTGGTAATGGTGGAGTATTACATACCACTATAACACCGAAAATAACCGGAAAAGGACAAGTATATTTTGTAAACAAATTCCTTAGAAATCAATAATAAATACACAGTGTGAAGATGCACTGCACAATTGTACAATCATGGACGAAATAACCACTATATTAGACAGTGCCCGACCCGTTGATAATATTATCAATGACTTAAAAAGAAAATCCGTTTGTGTTCCTTCATGGGAAATTCTTATTAAAGCGTATGAACCATCATTCCATGAAATAGCCAAAGATACTATAACAAGAAAAGATAAAATACGCAAAGACGGGACAAAAGAAGAAGCATCACGCATTTACATTGGCCTTGAAAAGCTGCTTACAAAGCGTATGACCGAGTTCATGTTTGCTATTCCTGTAAAACGTATCTATCACAACACAGAAGGATTTGAAGTCCGCCAACAGATAGCAAAGGCTATAGAGTCAATTTACAAGTATGCCCGAATCGATACAGAAAATATTAAACGTGCAAATGCGTATTTCGCATCATGCGAAATCTTCACAATTTGGTATGTAGTAGAAAAGCCCAATACATTATATGGGTTTAATAGTAAGTATAAGCTAAAATGCAAGACATACTCACCGATGGAGGGCGTAAAACTATATCCATTGATTGACGAACTTGACGATATGCTTGCAATGTCCTTTGAATACACAAAAAAGGTAAAGGACGAAGAAATTACTTATTTTGAGACTTACACATCAGACAAACATTATAAATGGAAACAAAATGGTAAGGGCTGGGAGCCTGTCGGCACTGTTGAACAGATACGGTTAATGAAAATACCCGGCGCATACGCACTTAGGCCTGTACCTATATACCACGGATTAACTCGTATTCGCAAAGAATTGGAATATACACTTTCTCGTAACTCCGACGTGATTGCCTATAATTCAGCACCAATTTTGAAAATAGCCGGTGGTATACAAGGCAAAGAAGATAAGGGAGAAAGCCGTAGAGTTTACCGTGTGGAACAAAATGGAGATGTATCGTATGTATCGTGGGCGCAATCTATCGAGGCATTGAAGTATCACGTGGAAACCCTTCTTAAACTCTATTGGATGCAATCGCAGATGCCGGACGTTTCTTTTGACAACATGAAGTCTTTGGGGAACATAGGTTATGATGCCAGACAAATGCTTTTGACCGATGCACACTTAAAGGTTGGTGACGAAAGCGGCTCATGGATTGAGCTTTTCGAGCGTGAGGCAAGTGTCATCAAAGAATTTTTAAAGCACATGAACACATCATGGGCAAGAGAAATTGATAATATAGAGATTGAACATATCATTACACCCTTCATACAACAAGATGAAGATGCCACAGCAGATCGCTTATTGAAACTTAATGGCGGAAAACCAGTCATGTCACAGCTTGAATCTATCCAACAGGCAGGTTATAGCAATGACGCACAAGCTACGTTGGAACAGATACAGCAAGAAGAGGCTAGCACTTCTCAAAGCAGGGTCAACAATATATTCGGAGAGTCAGCAATTTAATTAGATAATTATGGAGAATATCAGTTTTCAAGAGAAAGACGGTCTGTATATCACCTGACAGGGTTGAAAATAAATAATACGCAATGGCAAAGCCGAAAACTCCAAATCAAAAACGCAAGTACAGCGAACTGAATAAACGGCTCGCCAAGTACGTCATGCTTGTGGAATCCATATACGAGGATTTGAATTTAGAGGCGGCTAAAATAGTCGGAATTACCGATTTTACTATTGATAGTGATAGGCCGTTTATGTGGTCGGATTATCCCCAAACAAGAAAACGGATAAGAGACTTACAAGAAAGGTTCGTTGAGGACATCGGAGCTGTAATATATAGTGGCACTTCTGAAGAATGGAAAAACAGCAACGAAGTTCAAGACCTACTTGCTAACAAAGTATTGCAAACTTATGGTGCTACCATAGGCAAGAAGAATTACGAAATCCTATACCAGCCCAATAATGATGCATTGAAAGCGTTCCAGCAACGTAAGGATAAAGGATTTACCATCTCAGATAAGTTGTGGAATCAATCAACTCTGTATAAGCAGGAACTTGAAGAGGCTATATCATGTGCTATTCAGAAAGGCACGAGTGCAATCATATTAAGTAAACAAATCTCCAAATATCTGCTCGATTTTCCACAACTGCAAAAGGATTACAAGGAAAGGTTCGGAAAAGCATCACGATCAATGGATTGCGAGTATCGTTCTATCCGTTTGGCTGCTTCCGAAATCAATATGGCATACCGCCAAGCAGAAAACCTACGCTGGCAACAGATGGACTTCGTTGTGGGGTATGAAATCAAATTAAGCAACAACCATACTTGCAACGGAAAGCCTTTTCAAGACATTTGCGATATACTAGCTGGAAAATACCCGAAAGACTTCCAATGGACCGGTTGGCATCCCCTTTGCAGATGTTACAAGATACCCATTTTAAAGACGGAAGAAGAATTTTGGGAATGGGACGGTCGGAGTGAAGCCACGACAGCAAGCGTGAACGAAGTTAAAGATGTACCGGACGCTTTCAAAAAGTGGATAAACGAAAATATACAGCGAGCAAAGAGTTGGGACAGCGCACCTTATTTTATTCGTGATAATGATAAATATATTCGTGAGGACTTTAAGGTAAATGTTTATAACAAGACAGAGAAAACCTTTGTTCGAAAGCGCAGGACAAATCTTGCTATGAGCCGTGTAGAGTATTACAACAAGATCTATCCGCATATTCCCGAAGTGCAGCAAGCTGCGGTCAATGCCTATACCCAAGCCATCTCCTCTGGCAACAAGAGGGCTACTAGTCGTGAAATTAACCGCCGTTTACGCAATGGAACGGAAGATGAATATGTGGACGTGGCAAGCCGTCTGATAAGTCAAGCCTTATCAAGGCTCCCCAAATATGAAGGTGTTGTTTATCGTGGAGAGACCATGAGCATAAAGAAACTTCAAGAACGGTTCCTTGACCATATCGGCGATGTAGTGTCCGATAAGGGTTTCATTTCGTCCAGCCTTTACATGGATACACCTATGAAGTTCATATCACATGCCGGAATACCCAAGAGTCACAAGCGTGTAATCTTTGAGATACAAAGCAAAAACGGACGCAATATCAGCAAAATATCAGAATTTAATGGTATATTTACACTTGAAAATCAACATGAAATTCTGTTTGACAAAGGAACTAAGTTCTTGGTTAAGAAACGTAGGATAGAAGGAGATGGCACTTATAGAATAATACTTGTAGAGCAATGAAGAAGAAATATAAAATAATCGGCGAAACGGAAAAAACCGTTACTTTTATCTATGGCGGTACAGAATGCTGCTATGCCAAATCCTGTTATTCTTCTATCGAGGAAGTAATTAAAGAGATTGATGAGGAAAGGAAACAAGAAAAAGAAGTAATCAAGCATATCGAAGCCCAGCGTGCTACTATGACACTCGAAGAACGCACCGGCTGGGACGAGGCCGACCGTGCCGTGTTTGAGCGTTGGCAAGATGAAGCCAATACCAATATGTACCTTGACGGCATTATTTATGAAGATGAAGACCCGGATTTCAATCCATTCAGGAAAGACGATAAATAGTGGCAACCATGAAGCAAATCAAGCTATCAAAACAGGAGAAGCAAGTGTTGCGTTTAATCAGCAGCGGGATTGTCTGCCCAAACACTTATCCGCACCATATATTCATTTCGTGCGTAGACTCGCTGGAAAGATTAGGTCTTGTCAAAGGTCTATGGAACGAGGGGCATGAACTTGAAGATGTCCGCATAACGAAATATGGAAAAATTTATTTTGCCACCAATCCTAACTTACGCAATCCCATAGACTGGAAATGGATTATAACTACCATAATCGCAGTAGCAAGTGCCATATTCGGCGCTATGGCCTTGTTTGTGGCTTGCTCGATAAAATACGGATAATTCCTTTGATTTAAAGAATTGATGTTTGTACAACTCTAATTTGGCATTTGTTTACACACGTCTATTTTGAGGCATATAAAAAGCGGTGAGATTAATTTTTCATCGCTTTCTTTTTACGTTTTCTGGTGGTGCACTTCATTATTTGTGAATATTGTAATTTTGCATTAAACGGAATTTCGCCTTAGGATTCACTGCCTTAGGAAATCGTATAATAGCCCTCAAAGGTTAATAATGTTGAATTATGCATGAAATTCATACACTTTTGATATATTTACACCGTAAAAAGAACAAAAAATGAAGATTTTTACATTTCAGCCAAAGAGTGGGGTTCGATTCCATGCGTTATGCTGGTAGCGGTCAATCTGACAGCTTGGAAAGGCACGCAAATTTGGTGGTATGGCGGAATTGGTAGATGCTACATTGCAGTGGATAGTACTGAATAGGACGCTGAGGAAGCTAACAACAGTTCAGTCGCTAAACCTATCATAGCTAAAAAACATGAAAGGACTTACAATCAAACAAGAGAACTTTTGCAATTATTACATTGAAAGCGGTAATGCTTCCGATGCTTATCGTCGTGCCTATTCATGTGAGAAGATGAGAGACAAACAAGTGTGGGAAGAATCTTGCAAATTGTTGTCTAACCCAAAGGTAGCCCAAAGGGTAAATGAACTTCAAGAAGAACAAAAAGGCAAATCAGACATTACCAAAGAAAGGATACTTCAAGAATTGTCCGGTATAGCATTTTCTTCTATCGCTGATATGCACAATACTTGGATTGAGCGAAAAGAATTTGAAAAACTTTCTCGGAAAGAAAAATCGGCAATAAAAAGTATCTCCACAAAGATTTTTAAGAAGAATATCGGCACAAGCGATGAGCCGGAGATAGTGGACGTTGAATATGTGAAGATAGAGCTATACGATAAAATAAAAGCTATTGAACGTATCTGTAAGATGCTTGGGTTTGATTCACCGACCGAAATGAACATAAATAGGACCGAAGAGGAAATGTCCCGTGAAGATATGCTAGATGAGCTAGAACGTTTGGAGAAATTGCGTGAGGAATGAGACTGACTGATGCACAAGTTAAGAGGAAATTGGAGTTGGAGCGGATGTTATTGAGAATGGACGCTCCAAACCGTTTGTGTAAGTTCATCCCATACATGAATCCGCAATACAGTCAACAGTGGTTCCATAGGGTTATAGCAGACAACTGCCAAAAACTTTTGGAGGGCAAGATAAAGAATTTGATGGTATTCGTAAGCCCGCAGCATGGCAAATCGGAAATTATATCTCGCTCCTTTCCGGCGTATGCTCTTGGGCGCAATCCTGATCTGAAAATCGTTGGTACATCGTATAGTGCTAATCTTGCAGAACAGTTCTCGCTTTCTATTCAGCGTATTATAGATAGCAAGGAGTATCAAGCTATATTCCCCAATACTTATCTTAATGGAAGTAATGTCAGGACGAATGTAAAAGGTTATTTGCGCAATGTGGATATGTTTGAGACGGTGGGGCATAAAGGTTTTTATAAGGCGGTTGGTGTCGGTGGTTCTTTGACTGGAACGCCAGTAGATATAGCCATTATTGACGACCCGGTAAAAGATGCTATGGAGGCGTATTCCCCTGTTTATAGGGAAAGGGTATGGGATTGGTATACGTCCGTATTACTTACTCGTCTGCATAATGAGAGCAAGCAGCTTTTTATTATGACGAGATGGCATGATGATGACCTAGCTGGGCGCATATTGAAGAGAGAAGCCGATAAATGGACGGTGCTCTCAATCCCGGCTATACGCGAGACTCTTGATGATGGGAATGATTTTGATCCGCGTGAGGTAGGCGAAGCGTTATGGCCAGAACGCCATTCATTAGGAAGGCTTCTTGATGCACAAAAACGTTCTCCGCGATTCTTTTCGGCGTTATATCAACAGCATCCGACTATTGAAGGCGGGAACATTATCAAAGAGGCATGGTTCGGTCGTATTTCGGCGTTTGACTTCAAAAAGAAACGTATGGACGAGCCTATAATTTTCTTTGTCGATACGGCGTATACGGAAAAAACATCTAATGACCCGACAGGTATACTCGGTTCTTGTATGATTGGTAACAACATATACATTGTATGTGCCAAGAAAGTTAATATGAAATTCCCCGAATTATGTCGTTTCCTTCCATCTTATGTACGAGATAATGGCTACGGAAAAGGGAGTTCCGTTCGCATTGAACCCAAAGCAAACGGGCTTTCAGTAATTGACCAATTGTATGAGAGTACCGATCTAAATGTCGTATCTACTCCCTCTCCAAAAGAAAGCAAAGAAACAAGACTCAATGCTGCATCCCCTTATGTGGAAAGCGGAAGGGTATATCTTGTTGGAGGGGATTGGAATGACACGTTTATTGATGAAGTGTGCGGTTTCCCGGCAAAGCCCCATGATGAATTTGTGGATTTACTTTGCTATTCCTTAGACTATCATCACAGGAGCTTTAATGAATTAAGTGATGAAGAAATTCTAAGGGATTTTCTTTAATTTATATAAAAATATACGGGACAATTATAGCGTCCCGTCCACATTGCGAAAATAAAACCGCACGAGACGAATGTTTCATTGCTCTTATGTGTTATATAGGGTTTTCGCCCTGCTGGTTAAACTTAAATGATTTCGATTGTCTGCTCCTTGTAATTGATAGTCACTTCTAATTTCTTCTCGCTTTTTTCAAAAATAACCGTGCAAATTTCGTGCAAATAACAAACAAACGACAAATATAAAACTGATAATTAAATTATTATAATATAAATAAACGCGTCTGGGGGGCGTGTGGTCGCAAGTTCGAATCTTGTCACCCCGACTGATTTTAACCTAACTTATTGTAATTCAATAAGTTAGGTTTGGTCGTTTAAATACGACCGGGAGAAATACGGGAGATGTTTAATTCAAGGGGAGATTTGAAAAATAATCTCTTCTTAAAAAAAATGTCTGTTCAAAAAAATTTTCTGACTTCGGAGGTAATTTCTTATACGCCTCCAAAACTTTATACCGGGAAAAAAGGTAATGACTGGTATATCGGATTCAAAGCGTTCGATCCTTTGGCCGGAGCGCTACGGCTAAAAAGAATCAAGTTAAATCACATCGAAAAGATTTCAGAGCGGCGCAAGTATGCCGCCGACCTGATTACCCGTCTACATAACCAGCTCCGAATCGGTTGGAATCCGTGGATAAGCCAAAACGGAAATAGTAAAGGTTTATCCTTGTTTTCCGACGTTTGCAATAGATACCGGAGCTACATCGACAGGCTTTTTTCCGACGGGATCATTCGGCAAGATACCTATATAGGTTATGTTTCGTATTTACGAAACTTTCTCAAATACAATGATTCGCAAAAGCCTCCGATCACTTACATTTATCAACTTTCAAAATCTTATATCTCCGAGTTCCTCGACCACATCTATATAGAACGTGAAAACAGCCCGCAAACTCGGAATAATTATCTGACATGGTTACGAGTATTTTCGGGGTGGCTGTTAAAACATGGATATACAGAACACAAGCTAACCGACGGTATCGATAATATTTCCAAACGGAGTATCAAAAAAGAACGGAAACTTATAGAAGAAAACGATCTTATCCGCCTACTCGACTATTTGAATACCCATAACCGGCATTATCTGTTAGGTTGCTATCTTTTATTTTATTGTTTCGTCCGGCCGAAAGAAATAAGTTTGATAAAGATAAATGACTTCTCGGTTAAGTGCGGAACCCTCCGCCTACATGCCGATAATTCCAAAAACAGGAAAGATGCCGTTATCACGTTGCCGAATAAGGTGCTTAAACTATTAGTCGACCTAAATGTGTTTTCTTTTCCGGGCAATTATTATCTATTCTCAAACGGTTTTATCCCCGGTAAAGATTTCCGAGATAGTAAACAGTTCCGGGACTATTGGATTCGCTTTGTCCGAAAAGCTCTCGATTTCCCGGCATCATACAAATTCTACTCCTTGAAAGATACCGGGGTGACATCGATGTTACGGGCGCGAATCGATAACATATCGGTCCGTGATCAAGCCCGGCATTCCTCTATTCTCATCACGGATATATATACGCCGCACGACATCGAGCAGGCCAATCCCATTATTCAGAAGTTCGACACTGTTTTTTAATTATTTATGTACATTTGCAAAAACTATTCAGATATGGAACAAAAGAGTGAAATCGTATTATACCAACCGGAAGGGGCTATAAGTCTGGAAGTCCGTTTAGAAAATGAGACCGTATGGCTGACACAACAACAGATATCCGAACTGTTCGGAACAGGGAGGCAAGCGATAACCAAACATCTAAAAAATATCTTTGCCAGTAATGAGTTAGACGAAAATTCAGTATGTTCCATTTTGGAACTAACTGCCGCAGATGGAAAAAACTATAAAACAAAAGTCTATAACTTAGACGCTATTCTATCGGTAGGCTATCGGGTAAACTCAAAAAACGCTACACTTTTCAGACGTTGGGCAAATTCTGTTCTAAAAGATTATATGTTGAAAGGTTATTCCTTAAACCATCGGTTTGAAAGATTGGAAGACAAAATCGATACCCGTTTCCAAAGATATGACTCCGAAATACAAAGGCTCAGCAACCAAGTAGATTTTTTCGTCCGCCATTCCTTACCGCCGATAGAGGGAATATTTTTTGCCGGCCAGATATTCGACGCCTACAAATTCGTTTGCGATCTTGTCAAGTCAGCCCGAAAAAGTATCGTCCTTTTCGACAACTATATAGATGAATCTGTCTTGACTTTATTCGGGAAACGAGAAAAATCGGTGTCGGTGGTGATCTATACGGATAAGATCACTCCGCAATTAGAGCTCGACATCAAGCGATTCAACGCCCAATATTCGCCTGTAAAGGTCAAGTTATACACAAAGGCTCACGATCGGTTCCTAATCATCGATGGGGAAATCTACCATATAGGCGCTTCGCTGAAAGACTTGGGAAAGAAACTTTTCGCCTTCTCGAAAATATCGGCTATTCCGCCCGAAATCATATATAAACAAATCGACTCGTGAACGTTATGCGACCTCGTACCGATAAAATAGAAATCTCCGGTAATCTGCTTACAGGGGTATTCCACATCTACATCTTCAAACAAGATAATGCCTATATCGCCTATTGTCCTTCCATCGATTTAGCCGTCTCCGGGAACAGCATACAAAATGCGGAAGAGTCCTTACAAGAATCCATGTCGATACATCTCGATTATCAGATAAAGAATAAAGTACTCTTGAAGGACTTGAAAAAGCACAAATGGAAAGTCCGATATCTTATTAAAAACAAGAAAAGCCGGTGATTGACCGGCTTTTTCATTTTTATACTTCGGTAGTTACGTTAAATACATTCTTGTTACCCGACCGACTTTAATCCAATCAAAGTTAGAAATTCAATACAACAAGGGAAATTTATCACCAACAAAAAATAATTGCTAATAATTATTTCGATTATTCCCGATAATTAGTATTATAATAACAAAGCCAAACAAACATCTAATTATCAATATTTTACAAGAACCACAAATCTTATTTCCATTTATTTTTCATTGCAATTTTAAAT